TTGAAATACGGCCCTAGAAGTAGAGCCCTACCTGACTTCCTTCAAACCATTGACAATTTTATTCACGGCTCACTTATCACAATAGCAATTGAAAGAAAAATAGAAACTGTATTTGGACCATCAAAAAAAGTAGCACACCCTTTTATTGAAGAGCAACTTTCTAGCTTAGGCCTGGGGACATGGAAAGGTGAGATCGGTGAAAAAGCGCTTCGAGTCTGCCACTCAATAGCTATATTTACAGCCTTGACCACTCATGAAAATCAACGTCTCCTCTGGTACTGCGACAACGACTCAATAAATGAGGACGGCCAAGAAAGGTCATTTGAAGACACACAAAAACTGTTCTCTCACGCACTCAGCATGTACTGCAAACATAAATTTGATCTTATAGGCTTCGCCAAATCCTTTGAAAGGAAATCGCATTTAGATGATTTATTAAGCGTACCAGACTTTGCCGCCGGCGTAATTCACGACATATTGAAATCACACCACTCCGGCGAAAGCAACATTCCAGGCTTTCCAAAAAAAGAAATACTGATCAAGTGGCTAGCTAAAAAAAGCAAGTTCCTCTCAAAAATAACCATTCAAATCAGCAAACTCCCAAACGGAGATATTGGTAGCGGCATAGTTAAGTTTACCCCAGCAAAACAAAATAAATAAAAATAGCAAAATGGTATGCTTGAGGCATTAAATAAATAGCGAGCGTAGTGCTCGCTGGAAGATCTGCACATCTGCTGCACATCTGCTGCGCATTAGTACAGTGAACGCTCCAGCCGTCCCGGACTACCTGTATCTAGATACACCCGAATAAAAACATACCTTATCGATCTAATTAGGCTTCACCTGCCCACTCTCCACCGCCCACCGCCCACTTCCCTGCTTTTAGACGAAAAGATTGCGAATCGTACACGCCGAGTCCGTCGGTGACTTCATGGACAATGATCTACTTTGAAGCCACAGTGGACACAATTTTAGCAAATGGGTAATGTCGCACATTGACTTCGCCCCCCGAATAAAAATACGTACTACTAGAGCTATTCAAGGAATATTTAAATGTGGAATTTTTGCGGTGATATTGAATATGAATGCCACAAATGCAAAATTCAAAACAGCATCCCTGTTGATGATTTCAGCATTGAATGCACTGGTGGCTCTGAAAGGTCAATGGGACCGGAAAGCATCTACGAGCTTATTTACGACCTGACCTGCACCAAATGTGGAAACGAAATTTCATTGAGCTTTGAAGCATCAGAATACCCAACGGAAATCCTTAACTTCATTCTTGACAATTCCACTGGCGCGGACACGCTAAGCGAACCAGGAATCCAATACTTACAAGAACTCTACCAGGCCGAAGATCTCGACTTACTTTGGCAATCAATCCCCGACCTGATCACAGCACTTAAAAGCAACCCAGCTCTAATAAGAGAAATATCATCTCGCGATTTCGAAGAATTGATCGCGGAAATATTTCGAAAAAAAGGCTTCCACGTTGAGCTCACCAAAAGAACCCGAGACGGCGGAAAAGATATTATCGCGATATCCACAGATAAACTTGGAATAAAAAGCAAATATTTCATTGAATGCAAACGCTATGCAGAAGACAACAAAGTCGGTGTAGAAGTTGTGAGAGCTCTACATGGCGTAAAACACACAAAAGAAGGGCCAAATAAAACGATTATAGCAACAACTTCTTCCTTTACGAAAGCCGCTAAAGACTTTGTTGACAATGAGATTTCCAGCAGCTGGGATATGGCACTTGCAGATTTTGATCAAATCATGAAATGGATTAATTCCCACTAAGCATAGTCTGGGCGGGGGGGGGAAACTCACCTCCGCCCTTTACTAAACACAACTTTTAACTAAAACAGGCCACCCAGTGCATCAGGTACCCAATTCAAGATTATCAATTCACCACTGATCTCAGCTTTAGCCTGGCGTTGATTCGTGTTGCTGTAGCGGATGTCCACCGTTTCGAAATGAAAGTCCTCGAACACCCGTCGGATATCTGGATGGTCGTTGATGCTGACCATAACCTTACCTTTGCAGCGGCGCATGAAGTCGGCCATCCGCTCGTAATTTTCGAACGGAAAGTCCACACCGTAGCCCGCGGTCTGCCAGTAAGGCGGATCCATGTAGTGAAAGGTATGGGCGCGGTCGTAGCGCTCCGCACATTCAAGCCAGGGAAGATTTTCGACGTAAGTACCGGACAGGCGCTGCCAGGCGGCCGAGAGGTTTTCCTCGATCCGCAGCAGGTTGATGGCCGGGCCAGTCGTGGCGGTACCGAACGTTTGCCCAGTGACCTTGCCGGCAAAGGCATGGTGCTGCAGGTAAAAGAATCGGGCGGCGCGCTGGATGTCGGTGAGGGTTTCGGGGCGGGTCATTTTCTGCCACTCGAACACCTGACGCGAGCTGAGTGCCCATTTGAACTGGCGCACAAACTCTTCAAGGTGGTTCTGCACGACGCGGTACAGCGTGACCAGGTCGCCGTTGATGTCATTCAGGACTTCAACGGGCGCTGCCTGGGGGCGCATGAAGTAGAGCGCGGCACCACCGGCAAAAACTTCGACGTAGCATTCGTGAGGCGGAAAAAGCGGAATGAGGCGGTCGGCCAGGCGGCGTTTACCGCCCATCCAAGGGATGATGGGTGTGGACATTGAGAGCAAGGCCTTTACTGTATGGATAAACAGGTGCCAGGCTCGCCGCGCTTTGTGCACGGAGCAAGAGCCTTGGCTGGACTTGCAGGGACAATCTGCGGGGACGGCGGCCGGAATGGATGTTGGCGCATCTATCCTGGCCGCTCTTTTTTCATTTCAATGTGAGTCGCTAAAAGTCGATTGGGAACGAGCCCGCAATTCGTCGACTCCTCCTCGCGCTATCGTCGCGCCTCGATTACTGTATATAAAAACAGTATTGGTTAGGCCTGATCATGGATCCTTATGAAATTGAAGACACCACCGATTGGCCCGGAAGTCCGACACCGCTCGATACCTGTCGACACCAGCTGCGGATGTATGAGAACGAATTCGACGAACTGAACCTGCAGCTACGTCAGGCTCGGGAGAAAATCTTCAAATTGGTCGAAATGCATGCGAAAGCCATCCAGGAGCGCGACGAGGCCATGGCAAATCTTCGTTCCCGATCCGGAGAAGCTGCGAACCTTCGCAAGGAGCTTTATGACCTTGAGATTTCAGAGAGATTTTATCAACGTGAGGCGCAGAAACTGCGCGAGATCCTGGATGGGCTTGTAGCTCAGCCGAAAACTGTTCTATGAGTGTTAGGCGGCTTAGCGCGACAGGCAATAGATCACCAACAAGACCGCTGAAATCCAGACAACAATCATCAGCTTGAACAAGCCAGTCAGTTTTTTATTCATTCCCCCACTCCAAGCTCAGGCGCTGTTTTCGGCCTCAGTGATTCACCGTAGCAAGAGTCATGAATCAATCAATGTGTAATCTCTCGCACGTAGGCTTGGCATGCCGCTAGGGCGATCAATCCTTGGTCGCCGGCATCGGTGATGCCGATAATTCGTTGAGCATGCGCAGGGTCAAGTTGGGCGCGCGCTCCTCCATGAACCACGCCGATGGCTTCGGTACCGGCTGGCACTGAACAGCGACTGGCTGCATCGGAGGCGTCGAGTAGGACTGACAGCCGTAGATCAGAAGTGGCAAGGCGATCACGCAGGAGAGCCTGGTTGCGTTGAGCATCGCTCAGTTCCTCGTAGTGGTTTTTTTCACTGGTCGACAGCCGCTGCTCAAGGGCCAGGCGATTGTCCTGTGCCGTGCGCAGCCGGTCTGCGGCGGCGTTGCTGATGGCGATCAGATCGTCCTTGTGGAGGCCGGCCTGTTCGGCGAGTTGCTTGCCGTAACGCCAGTCCTGAACCTTCCAGGCCGACGCGGCAGATCCGCCGATCAATGTAGTCATCAGAGCGCCAATGGCTAACAGCCGGTACGGTGCTGGGATCAGGTCGACGAGACGCATAACACTGCCCTCGCCCGCTCCCACAGCTGCAGACGATCCGCCAATCCATTTAGTCCGCCATTGATCTTGCGAGTGATCGCCTCGAACTCATCCCGATCCGCTAAGGAGCTCAGCTCGCGCACCCACCAGAACCACGCCGCCGACTCGGCCGCCCATTGTGGTTGCTCGAGCAGTTCGGGCGTGCGCAGCAAACGCTCGTCATTGAACAGTGCCAAGCTACAGCGCAGGTAGTTGCTGTGACCGGTGATCTGGATCAGGCCGCGACCACGATAGCGTTGACCATCGCCATCCGCTTCTGGGGTATTACCCAGCTTCACCGCCAGATTGCCGGTGTCGTATTTACTCAGGTACTGATCGCCGCCCAACTCACGAACGTACTGCAGTTGACCGGACTCGTGTCCGACCTGGGCGAGGAACGCCGCCTGGCGTTTCGGTGTGTTGATTTGCCGGTGGGACATGGCCACGTTTAAGGCGGATACAAAAACGCCCGCTTGGCGGCGGGCGTTCGGCATGATGCGTTGAAGTTGCTGCTCGGTTAACGGCATTCGCATTGCTCCTGTTTTGTGGCGGTGACACTTCGGCGGACACAGCTTATTGAGTCAGCGGTACCACCTTCAGATCCTTCGGTTGTTTTTTCTTCTTGCCCTTGGCCTTGGCTTTACCCTGCTTGCCGCCGTTGCACTCCACAGTGGTCGACCAGCCGGACTGGGTGTAAACCTGTTCGACTGAGTCCGTCAGGTACTCACCGTCGAGCCCGTCCTTGAAGCCCAAGGCATTGATCGACCGCTCGGCAAAGATGTCCGTGCGTCCGGGCATTTCCAAACGCACGCCGGCACCGGAGCGATTAAACGCGGCCAAGCGAGCCTTGGCCGCTGCCTCGGCAGCGGTTTTGTTGGGATAGATATGCCGGTCGGTGTGCACCGCCGGCAGGCCATCGGGTACGTCGTCGTTGTCCAGGGAGACAACGACCAGCTTCCCGTTCTTCTTGTCCTGATGCTTGGTCGCCACAGCCTTGTGCGCATTGCGATCACTCAGGCGAAATTGCCAACGACTGACATCACTGCGCATCAGGGTGATCGCTCCGAATGCCTTGCCGCTTGCGCTCTGCCCGCCTTGTCTCGGCATCACCAACAGCTTGCCTTCGGCCACCTTGGCGGTGCAGTCGTATTGTTTAGCCAGCCGGGTGAGGAAATTGAAGTCGGACTCGTTGAGTTGATCCGCCCGGACCACCTTGGTCGCCACCGGGCACACCGACTGCCAGCCATTACGCGCCGCAATGTCGGTCACGATGGTCGACAGCGGTACGTTTTCCCAACTGCCACTGCGGATAGTCTTGCCCGTGCCGCGCATGTCACTGGCCTTACCCTTGATCACCAAGGTGTCCGGTGGTCCCGAGACTTCGACTTCGTCCACCACATAACGGCCCATGCGGGCCAGCGACGTTTCGACATAGCCGAGATAGACCTCGATGCCGCTGCCGCGCGATGGGAGCGTCACCTGGCCATCGCGATCATCGATCCGCAATTCGAATTCGTCGGACTCCATCCCGGGCTTGTCCAGGGTGCGCAGCTGGATCAGCCGATCATTGATCAAGGCCGTGATATCGGCGCCATTGGCAACGATGCGAAACCTAGGGGTCATGGATTTTTTCCAAAAAAAAACCCGCGCAAGGCGGGTCAGAAAGTAAGGAACTTGAAGGAATCAAGCTGCACGAGTGTAGACCATCAATCCCAGAGGGTGACCTGTTCCTGCAGAGGTGCAGCCAGATCCGGTAGCGTGATCACCACGCCGGATCTATAGGGCTGCGGCTCATCGGCCAGGCCCTGATTGGCATCCAGCACCGCTTCGACACTGCCGTTCAAATGGCCGTAAAAGTCGTGGCAGATGGTGTCGAGCAGATCCCCATCAGACGTTCTGCATGTCGTCGCCATAACGCACAAACTCCAGAGTGAACCCTTGTTTTCGCGGAATTCCGCCATGCATCAGCGCACCCTGCTCTTCCGTGATGTTCTTCAGGCACCAGGTGCCCATGACATCTCCGTAGCCCGTGGTTAGGGTTAAGGGTTTCAGTTGAGCGCCAATGCTGCGCAAGGTATCGAGCTGCTTGAGCCCACCCTTGAAGCCCGGATAAATCGTACCCTTCAGGGTGATTTTCTCTTCACCGATTCCGACCGCTTGCTGCGCTGGTCGGCGCGACAGGCGTTCTTGCGAGGCCCAGCGAAACTCGGTCGAACGCGTGAGCTCGTCGAAGGCGGCCGTGTCCAGATTGAAGTAGTACGGCTGCGCCTTGGGATCCTGTGGCTGCAGGATCAGCAGGTGCGGAAACGGCTTCACCGCCTCCGGTGCCGGCGTGCCATCGGTGGCAAAAGCGCTGGTCGGCACGATGTTGGCCAGTGACGGACTGACCTTGCCGGCAATCGTGTTGATCGCCGTTGACGCCTTGCCCGCCTGCTCCTTTAATGTCCCCAGGCGCTCCTGCACCTCGGCGGCGGCACGGGTAGCCCGCCCGTAGGTGGCAACTACCTGACCGACCTTAGCCTGCGCCGCATCGACGCCGCGCATCACTCGCTGCAGCTTGGCGCCAATTGCAGGCCCCACGAATGGGATGTTTTCCAGCTCGGACGCCGCGCCGGTGATTTCACGGATCGCACCATTAACCGGGCCAAGCATGCCATCCGCACTGCGACGCCCGGTCTCCCCTGCTTCAACCAGGTATTTCAGGCCGGCCTGTAGCTGCTCCATGTAGGCCATGGATTCTCCTTACAAGTGGGGTTCATCGAACAGTTGGTTTGACGCACTCTGTTTCGCGGCATCGGCCATCATGCGCTGCATGTGCGGCATCAGATCCTGCGCGAGGCGTTGCGGATCTTTGACATCCCCTTGCACCGTGACCGGCATGCTCAAGGAATACTGAAACTGCTGATCCACTTTGGTCGGTGCCGGTTTCTCTGGCTCCTTCGGTTGGATCACCACCGCCGCCGGCTTGCTCGGCGCTGGCACAGCCAGTGCGCGCGCGACATCGCCCAAGGCTGGACTAGGTGGCGCGGCGGCAGCCGCCATCAACAACGCGTCTGGCTCGCTCGCCCCGTTGAAGGACCGTCCCATGGTGGCCAAACTTGGAACCGCCGGTCCCGGTCGAGGCGCCATTAGCAATGGTGTTGCCAGAGCCGCTGGTTTTTCCTCGCTGTCACCGAACCACAACTTGCCCGCGACACTGCCCAGGGCGGTACCGCCCATACTGCCCAGGTACGCACCCACCATCCCGCCAATCGCGGTACCGATGATGGGTACGACCGAACCGATGGCCGCCCCGGCCGCTGCACCGGCCATGGTGCCGGCCAGCGAGCCTGCCGCCGCACCGTAACCTTCGGCCTTTTCATCCTGAGTCTGGGCATTCTGGTAGGTGTCAAAGGCCATGCTGCCGGCTTCCAACAACGAGCCACCGGGAATCACCTTACCCAACTTGCCGACCTTGCCCACCGTTTCGGCAACAACTCCCAACTTTGCCAGAGCGCCGCCTTGCGCTAACAGCAAGGGTGGGCGCGGTACCGGAGCAGCCGGCCGAGGCACGGGTGCCGGAGACGCGGGTACCGGCGGCCGTGGTAATGAGACTGCAGGTCGTGGTGCTGGAATCGACGCAGGTGGCCTGGGCACAGACATCGGCGGGCGCGGGAATGTTGCTGGTCGTGGCATGGGTACCGGTGAACGTGATGGACCTATCGGCCGAGGCGGCATGGCGACCCGGCGCCGGCGCAATGAATTACGGGAAGCCCCACGAGCCCGTTCCCGCCTTTCCAACGGCCCACCGCCGCCACCCATGGCTGCCGCATTTACCACAAACACCTTCCTGACGGCGCCGTCTTCTAGACCGACCTGCACATCACCGTCTTCGCTGGCTTCTTTGGCGAGCGACACCACCTTGAGCCCAGTCGACACCAAGTCGAAACCACCAGCTTTCTTACCCTCCTGCCCGTCAGCTGTTTCACCGGATTCGGGCGACCCTTTAATGGCTGCCACAGCTTTCAGGCCCGTCTCGACCAAGGACAGGGCCTTGCCCGTCTTGCCCTTGAGCTCTGTTCCCGGCGCGACACGATCACCCTCCAACGAGTTGGTGATGAAGACTTTCTGCACCTCGTCGGACTTGCCTTTGCCGAGTGTCCCGCGCGCCAGGTTGAACAAACCTTTGCCAATCTTGTACGAGCTGAACAGCGTTTTCAGCGCCAGAAACCCACCGCCGACTGCCGCGATGCCGGTGACCACACCGGGTGAACTGTCCGACAGCGCGGTAATGCCTTTGGTGACTTTGGTCAGGCCTTCGGCCACGGAATCCGTCACCGGGCGCAAGGCATCGCCGACACTGCGCATGGCGTCATCCATCGACTGCGCCATCTCCGCCCATTTCTGCGACGACGATTCACGCCGCTCGGCGAGGTTTTTGTCGAGGATGCCTGACGCTTCGCGTGAGTCGTTTTTCAGTTGGCTGTACAGCGCCTTGTTCTGCAGGTAAGCCGAGAGCGCTGCCTTGACCTGCATGTCTGCGAACAGGTCACCGGTACGCAGGGCCTCTTCGAGCGAGGCCATCATGGCCTTGGCCTTTTCCGGATCGGCTTCCTTGCTGATTTTCGATGTCGCCTCAGCCATCAGTGCCGCGCGTTTCGGGTCGGTGGCCTGAATGTACTTCTGCGCCAACGCCATGCTGGATTCCAGCGTCGACATGCCGTTCTGCAAACCGGTCTGCATCGAGCCCTTGTAGTCGATGCCGGCCTTTTGATAGGCCGCCACGGTGTCGGTTGAGCCGATCTTGCCCATCCAGTTTTTCAGGTTGTTCGCCGCCTCATCGGCGCCGCCGGCGGTTTTCATCTGCACCTGCAGCATGGCGCCCAGCTGCGTCACCGCGTCCATGCCGGTGATGTTCAGGTTACCCATGTTCGACAACAACTCAGGGAACCAGCGGGCCATGTCGACCGCCTCAAAACTACCGGCCTGCCCTTGATAGGCAATGGCTTCTAGCGCCTGCTGCATCTGCGCGGCGTCGGTAATTTTGGCGTTCTGCCCGAGGGCATTGATCATCTTCGCCGTATCGGCCCCATTCGATCCTTGGCCAACGGCAAACTTGGCCGCCACCGGGGCATATTCCAGAGCCTTGGCCAGGTCCATGCCGGCGCCGACCAGTTGGTTAAGCGCACAGTAAAGGAAGGCATTGATCGATGGCTGGAGGTTCAGCGCGCACTCAAAGCATCGAGCACGGTCGTCAACTACGTGAGCAAGGCTGTGCACGTTGAGAACAAATTCGGTAAACGCCGAATCGTCGACATCAGCAAAAGCGATATCGAGTTGTTCCAGGCGCAGCTGCTCAAGCAAGGGCTGGCTCCAAAGACGGTAAATGACATTTTCACCGTCGTACGCGGAGTCTGGGCTGACGCCTTCGGCGACGGCATCCTGAAAGCCAACCCGCTCGACAGGATCAGCAACGTCGGATCGGACGTCGACCTGGAACACGCCGACCCATTCAGTCGCACGGAGATCGAGTTGATAGGCAAAGCGGATCCCGACCGACGATCTGATACTCGCATGATCGAGTTCAACTGCTGGGCAGGGCTGTCTCTTTCTGAATTGATCGGACTCGCCGTTGAAGACGTTGATCTTGAAGCCGGCCTAGTGCACGTTCGCCGGGCATTGGTCGTCGGTGAATTCAAAGTCCCTAAAGAGCGTTCCAGGGTGCGAGTCGTCGAACTGATAGACCCCGCTCTCGACCTGATGCGGGAAATTATCGCCGCCGCCAAAGATGCACCCAGTGTTGATATCACGGTGATTCAGCGCGACAACATCACTTCGAAGAAGATGAAGGTCAGGTTCCTTTTCCGCAGCTCCACCAGCGGTCTGCTCTGGAGCGGCAAGACATTGAGCAACTGGTTCACCGCGCATCTGAAAAAGGCAGATGTGCGCCACCGCGGAGCTAACCAGTGTCGACACACCTTCGCTAGTCAGATGCTGTCGAGCTATGTCCCCGTCGAATGGGTAGCGAGACAACTTGGCCATGCCGACACAACTATGGTGAGAAAGCACTATGGGAGATGGATACCGAAGGACACCAAGAGCATGGCGGGTATCGTGTCGAAAATGCTTGGGTTTAGAGATGAGTGAAATAGGCAGCCCCCCTAAATTTGGGGCTCAGCTAACTGCATCGATATCAACGCGCAGGTCAATTCACGCCTGAGTTACGACAGATTGCATTTTCCCCTAACTCTTTATGTTAGGTCATTCCGCATAGCGGTCTCTAAGCACTCGGAACTCTGCAAGCGCAGATTCGCCATAAGCTAACGAACTATCAAGAAACTCTCTGTATGCAGTCTCATCCAAGATGTGATCTGGGATCGTGCTCAACATCGGATCTGGTTCAAGCCGTGCGCGTAGCGGTAATGTAGGAATAGGATTTCTTCCAAGCCTTCGACTATAAGGACCAAGTGACTGCATGATCATGCCGAACAGATCGTATTTGTCCTTCAGCGCGATGAATGCCGACTTGTCAATCTCCGACATTTTTTCGAACCAACGAGGGAGGAATGGCTCAGCGTACGTCATCAACCCGTCTAGTTTTTGGTGGATCTGCTTTGTGAAGAATTCCTCGAACCAACTCTCTTCGAAAATATCTTGAAATTCTTGCCAGGTAACAAGTTTCAAATTCGTCAAATCGCTAGCCGATACGGCTCCTGATTGGAATCCCTCCATCGAAATGATGTAACCGATGTTGGCACCAATATCTTGAACTACTGTTCGGAATCCGTGTACGACGTTTTGCGGGATGCGCGATCTCCAGTACTTGCACTCACATGCAATGGCATACTTCCGACCGCGCACTGTTTCCTCCGCGTATACGTCTAGCTCCACTGCCCCACGAACAGCCGGAGTTTTTTTCTCCACTTCGACGTCGAAACCGCATTCCTCAAGAATACGACCAACTTGGGTCTGCAATGCCTGCCAACTGTCAGGAACGTTTCGACTGATCAT